CGGTCAAGTTGCCTTTTGCAACGTCCTCCTCATCAATCTGCCGCGCATAATTTGGTTCGCAGATCACAAGCCGAAGATCCTCTGGCGAAAGACCGTTTTCCTCGCAATGCTCTTTCAATTGGTCTGCGTCGAAAAATTCGTCTGCGACTTGGGAGTACACATACCCGACTCCATCCCATTCTTGCTTGGGCATCGCGGAATATCTTGCAATCTCCCGCTTGCCGCGGCACTCGGCACATACGATATAACTCTTCTCTGCCGGACCGCCACAATCGTCGCAAGTCCGGTGCGTGCAGCCGTCATAGCGGGCCAATCTCTCGTCGTCTCCAAAGAAACGACCTTCACGCGAAACCCATCCTTTTATATCCGTTCTATAGATAGCCGCTTCTGGACTGCTATCAAGAATCATTTGCCTCTCACTCATCTCGCCCTCCGTGCTCTCATGAACGCTCTGGAAACGGCTGCCGGAACGCTGTATAACTCGTTGATGAGGAATGGAATATCGTCACTCATGTCGGAAAAATCCGACTTTGGGGCACCTGTCGCCGCGCCGCCTTCAAACTTCTTTTCCTCCCGTTCACGGTTACCTGAAGGTTTGCTGCCGAGCATCTTCATTTCATTGACGATGACATCAGTGCTGTAACGTTCGATGCCTTGCTTGTCCGTCCACTTTTTTGTTTCCAAACGGCCTTCCAAGTAGACTTGCGAGCCTTTTTTCAAATACTCTCCCGCAATCTCAGCGAGCTTCCGATAGAACGTGCATCTATGCCATTCGGTCTTTTCAACCTTCTCGCCGTTCTTGTCCTTCCATGTTTCGGTGGTGGCCACGGTGATGTTCGTTACGGCGTCACCGTTCGGTAGATAACGTGTAGATGGGTCTTGTCCCAGGTTGCCAATCAAAATCACTTTGTTGACTGATGCCATTTATGCTCTCCTTGCCTCTGGTGCTGCTGCCGCCAGGAATAAATCGATCTCCCGCATGACTCCTGCGAGTTCGGGGATTGATTCGTACTTCCCGCGGATGAATGAGAGATCGCGCCGCGCAAGTCCCATAAGGGCAGTGCTGACAGAGGGTTTCGTCTCAGTTTTCACCAGCACCGGTTTGGCGGGCTCTGCCTTTGGCTCTTCTTCAGGGCGTTTCTCTTGATCATCCAGCCGCCTTGCCTTTGCCTGCTCCTCCAGCTGAATACGCACACGCTCGAGTTCCAGCTTTTTTTGCTCATCCAGCTTGTGTTGAGCTATGCGGTTCTGAACCAGCAGATCGAAGTCGTCCTCTGGCTTCCCTATGATTTGTTGCAGGTCGGCGAACAAAAACTCGTAGCCTTTGGCATATTCCTTGTACCAAGCCAGCTTTACACGAACGTCTTTAGCTGCCGCGTCTGCCGCAATCTTGGCGTTTGCTAGGGCCGTATCAACGGAATCATGCAGGCTTGCCAACGTGCGCTTATTCTTGATTGCGCCCAGCAAATCGGGATGCTGAACGACAAGGCGAATCGGCTTGATCTCGGCTTCCAGGGCGGAAACGTGTGCTGCAAAATTCGTCTTTGCCTTGCTTGCGATCTCGGTCTTGATCTGCTCTTTGCGCGTCTTGACCATCTTTTCGAGCATCAGCCGCGCGGTTCGTGCCGTCTCTCTGTGGAAGGCAACAATACGACGCATTGCGTCTATCTCAGACGCCTGAGCGAGCGCACCGGATTCGGCTGCTTCCAGGGCATCCTGAGCCTTCTGCAGAACCTTCACTGCGTTTTCGGCATTAGCGAATCCCTGGTCGTCTGTCGGCTCAAGATCAAGCCCGTCCACAAACTCATTCAGTTTTTTACCGAACACATCAAGGTTGGAAATAATGCTGATAGCGCCCGATGTCTGGATGCTTAACGCGGGCAGTTGCATGATTGGTTCGGCCTGTGGCTTCTCCGCGTGAACTACCGGTACGTACTCGGCCAGATCTTTCTCGAACTGAATCCAGCCTGCACGGATGCGGTCGAACCATTGCTGTTCGGGCTCAATTTCTACCCAGGCCATCTTTTCTGCTGTGCCGTCAGATACCGTAAAGATGACTCTCTTTGCGCCGGTTACCATCAGAATTTGCTGGCATTGCGGCATGTATTCATCCGGCAAAACGCCTTCGCGTACGCTTGCGGCCAGCGCTTCATTCCACTGCTTATGCTCGAACGCGATGTCTTCCAAAAGGGTCAAGCCATCGCACGATGCTGACAGCTTCCCGTTTGAGCAGGTAACCGGGTACAGATCAATCCCGAAAATCTGTTCAATAATGGGACGGGCCAGGGCTTCAACTTCGTGGCCGTAATCGAGAATGTTCTTCTGCACCCAATCGCTGAACTCTTTCGGAGTTCCGGTCTTCTTCATATGAAGCAGTTCGGTACGCCTCACCTTGGACGATAGGCCGAGCATCGCCGCCGCCTCACTTGCACCAAAGCGTTCCAGGCGAAACTGATGCCAGGCGTCGCTACCCTGGATCAATTTATGAGTAGTTGTCATGTTATTCGGCCTCGCTCTTCCACGAATCGATCTCGAACTTCATTTCTTCCGTGAGCAGTTCTTTGGTTTCAACCATGGCTATCAGGTCGGAAACAGTCTTTTTCCCCTCGACGATCAGCTTTTTCCAGCCGGCCTTTTTCTTTTCGAAACTCTCAGCAGTGCAAACAACAGGTTTTTTCGCGCTCTCTGCCGGCGCTGACCCGGCTTGCTCAGCCTTGTTGTCCATGACCGATTTCCAGGTGGCTTCACCGTCCTTAATGGCGCCGTAGATGCCCCGCAACGTCACAATTTGTGACGGAGAGCACCTCCCAAGATCGTGCCCGAGGTAACCGGTTAAATCGGTTGCAGTCACGCCGATTTCAGCGAATGCATCAACAATCCGTCGCCTCTCTGCATCCGGGTCTTTCGCTGCTTCGTCATGCCGAATACGCTTGATGATTTCCTCTGCCTCATCGCACAAGTCGCCGGGTATGATCCGCAATCCGATTGTGCGAATTGCCTTTGAGATAAGGGCGCCACGCTTGTTAAGGATGTCGTCATCAGTGCCGATGACTGTGTACACGTCCTTGCCATAGCTGTTTTTGCGCACGCTGATATATGAGCCATCGCTATTCGGTTTGCTGCGCTCGACAGTCTTGGAGACGCGCACATCCAAGGGATAGGTAATATTTGCTTCCAAGTCGGTAACAGATACCCGATGAACTTCCCTGAAGTCGTCCTCGAATATCATGTTCGTTTCCACCAGGACATTCTTCATGCAGCGAAGTGCGACCTCGACGAAGCGGATGCCGAGACCTTCGGCGCCATTGCCAATCGGCTTGATGTAGTAGGCGCTCTTGTTGTTGGCGAAGGTGGGGCGGCGGCATTCCTTCAGAAGCTCCTGGCGCACCGCATCCCAATTGCGCGGATTGCGCATCGCCATGATATATCTCGACTCAACCATCGCCCTTGATTGAGCGGCAATGGCCGTGGAAGCGGTTTCCTGAACAGCCAGGGTTGTGTGGGTTTCGCTGAACCCCTCTCGTTTTGCGATTGCTGTACTCATTGTTTTTCTCCGTGTTGAATTGGTCCCGGCTATTACCCGAGCCGGGGCAGGGGGGGGGAGGTTATTCGGTTACTTCGCCCCCGCTATTACTTGCCCTGCCTGGGCATTCACACTCTTCTGGAACGGCTCTTGCTGTTCCGATAGCTTCCAGTTTCACTTTGGTTGGATCGGATGCCGTAATTCACTGGAGCCAGCAAAAGCCGTTTCAGAAAACGCCTATCTCTAGGCGGAAATGGTTAAAAACAGAGACCTCTTACGCCAGTCTCAATGCGGCAACGAGATGCGGCTTTCATGATCATGGCGTCCGAGCTTTCGTCTTTCCTCTCGCGCCTACTCTCTGCGTACCCGGAGTAGTACGCATCCTTCATTTCATCAGGAAGATTCAGGGCCCAGTAATCTCCGCAGCCGGTTTCAATCGCTTCTTTTACAGCCTTGGCGATGCTCATCAATCTTCCCTGGTATCGCTCAGCTCCTGATCGCCGAACTTGATAACCGCTCCAACCAGCGGCCCGGAAACAAACGCCAGAAAAATCCAAAATACAATCCAGTTCATGGCTTCTTCTCCTCATTGAGATGCCCGTCTAGTTCCGGGCCGCCAGCTTGCTTAAGGCGCCTATTTTTACCGGTACAGGTTTTTTTACGAGGCCGAGCCCTCGAAGCAGAAATCTGGTGCCTGTCTCTCCAGGCTGTCACGCTGATCGGTGGATTCAGAATTAACCGTCTCGCCGTTCTGCCATCAGTCTCGCGGATTACGTGTACCGCCTCATCACAGGGATGGCTCCCACCCGTCGTTATGGCTAGTCATCGGGGCATGCACTAAGGCACTACAGCCATGCAAGAACCTTTTGTTTCTTGTCGGCACGCGCTCACGTCTTACTGCCGACCTTTCAATTTGTTCGGTGGTGCATGGGAGGATAATAAGGCAATGCCTAATCTATGTCAATAGGCAATGCCTAAATATCTAGGCGAAAATAAACCCGCCGAAGCGGGTTTAAATGGCCTGGTATCGCCTTACGTTTTTAACTGCTCAGCTATTTTGTCAGTACGCTCAGCTCGTCATCAAGCTCAGCTACCAGGCAGCG